AACTGCAAACGAATAAAATGCAGCAATACGACAGAACATGAGGCGCACCCCTGCAAGGTTGTGGGGGTGGATAACCTAGCGGGGGCTGATCATGGCTGTGTTTAACAAAAACTCTCTGACTCAAGTCAGCGGGTTTGACAATCCAATCATTGCTGGCGAACTTGTCTACCAGCAAAAGACTTACTGGAATCTGGCATTGACTGATGAGGCTGGCAATCCCGTTGATTTGACCGGGGCCACCATCAATGCTCAGATTATCCGTCGCCAACTCAGCAACGTTAAAGATACCCGCTACGGTCTGACGTTCGACATTGCCGACTACACGCCCACGCCCACGCCTGTATCCCTAAGCATCACTAATCGAGTTAATGCTTCTGGTTCATTTACTCTGCTGATTGATGATTCATCGTGGAGTCTGATTGCCACTGATCCTGAGTTCGCCATTAACGATGTGGATGGCATTGGATTCAGTGGTCGAATAAAAATTGGATTCCCGCAGACTGGTATTACTCCTCCGCAGGATAACATCATCTTTCTACTGTTCATTGTGCGATCCGACGCGATTGTGAAGGTGTGACATGGGAGTTACCGTCACTGCCAATAGCGGCAACAACATTAATCTAGAAGTAGTTTCAACTCCGATTCAAACCATTAACATCAGTCGAGGTGTTGCTGGTCCTCCGGGACCAAATAGCATTGGTGGATATCCGATAAATGTTAGCAATCCGTTGTACCGAGATGTAGTCATGTTTGGCGTTAATGAATGGGTCAATACGCCGCAAACCGAAATCGCCGATGGCGGCAGTTTTTAATTAAAGGAGATTTACCATGTCAAACACTATTCGTATCAAACGTCGTGCCAATGGTGGTGGTGCTGGTGCGCCGTCTACTCTAGCTAATGCTGAACTTGCGTTCAACGAACAAACAAACATTCTGTACTACGGTACTGGCACGGGTGGTTCTGGTGGCAGTGCAACTAGCGTTATTGCGATTGCTGGTAATGGTGCGTTTGTTGATACCTCTACCAATCAAACAATTGGTGGAGTTAAAACATTCTCAAATGCAATTTCTGGAAGCATTACTGGTAATGCCGCAACTGCAACTGCACTTGCAACTGGTCGCACCATTAGCATCACTGGAGATTTGTCATATACCTCGCCAACTTTTGATGGCACAGGTAATGTTACTGCTGCTGGTACTTTGGCAACTGTAAATAGTAATGTTGGCACTTACACCAAAGTTACTGTTAATGGTAAGGGTTTGGTTACGGCAGCATCCGTTGCGTCGCTGTCTGATTTGTCCAGCCCGACTGCTGCTTATTCTTTTGGTAGCCAATTGCTAACTAACTTGAGCGATCCGTCAAATCCTCAAGATGCAGCAACTAAGAACTATGTTGATTCAGTTGCTCAAGGGTTGAACGTCAAAGCTGCTTGCGTTGCGGCAACCACTGCAAACATTACGCTATCTGGCGTACAAACCATTGATGGCATTTCGGTGGTTGCTGGTGATCGAGTGTTGGTCAAAAACCAAACCACTCAATCGCAGAATGGCATTTATGTGGTGTCTGGATCTGCTTGGTCGCGTTCAAGTGATGCGGATACTTGGTCAGAGCTAATTTCTGCGTTTACATTCATTCAGCAAGGCACTACGCAAGCTGATACTGGTTGGGTATGTACAGTTGATCCGGGCGGCACGATTGGCAATACCGCAGTTGTTTGGCAGCAATTCTCTGGTGCTGGTACTTACACCGCTGGTACGGGGCTGACTCTTACTGGAAACCAATTTAGCATCACCAACACCGCCGTTTCTGCTGGCACTTATGGTGTTGTTGGTGGCACATCGACTTTAGTTGCTACTGTCAATGCTCAAGGCCAGTTGACTGCACTTGCCTCTTACGAAATCAACGTGGATGGTGGTACTTTCTAAGTTATTAATTTTACCGCAACCTTCTATAAGGCAAAGGAAGCCCAATGGCTAACAAGATTGTTCTAAAAAAATCCTCGGTAGCGGCCAAAGTGCCGCTAGCGACGGATTTGGATATAGGTGAATTAGCGGTCAATCTTGCTGATGCAAAACTTTATTCTAAAGATGCAAGCGGCACAGTCATACAAATTGGCGGCGGTGGTGGCGGTGGTTCAGGAACCGTTACATCGGTTGCTCTGTCGGGTGGAACAACAGGACTCACAACAACAGGTTCTCCCATTACTACCTCGGGGACAATCACCCTTGGTGGGACATTAGCCGTAGCCAATGGCGGCACAGGAGTTACATCTTCAAGCGGCGCAAACTCAGTCGTATTACGTGATGCAAACAATAACATTACAGCAAATGCTTATTTCAATGGTTTCACAAGTGTTGCGGCATCAGGAACACAAATAACTTTAACGGTAGCATCAACTCCCGTTTATTTAGTTACAGGTTCGGGTGGACAAACAATACAACTGCCAAACGCTACAACGTTGCCAAATGGAACTATTTTTTCGTTTAACAACAATCAAAGCAGCGGCGCAATTACCGTAAACAACAATTCGGGAACATTAATTGCATCCGTGCCATCGGGTGGTTATGTAACGGTTGTTTTGAATTCAAATGCAAATGCAGCAGGTTCTTGGGACAGGCATGATCAATCCCCTTCCAATGTGTCGTGGTCAACAAACACTTTAGATTATGCTGGTTCAATAACATCAGCAACTTGGAATGGGACATCCGTTGCAGTAAATAGAGGCGGGACAGGGGCCACTACAGCAGCAACGGCTCGAACCAATTTAGGCGCAACTACCGTCGGCAGCAACGTATTCACGTTGACAAATCCATCTGCAATTACTTTCCCGCAATTCAATGCTGATAACACTGTGTCTGCTCTCGATGCAGCAACCTTTCGCACAGCAATCGGCGCTGGAACTTCTAGCACCACTGGCACTGTAACTAGCGTTAGTGGCACGGGTACTGTCAGCGGACTTACATTAACTGGAACTGTTACCACAAGCGGTAGTTTGACTTTGGGCGGCACACTAGCCGTTACTGCATCAAACTTTTCTAGTCAAACCGCAAATACAGTTCTTGCGGCTCCCAATGGTGCGGCAGGCGTTCCATCTTTTAGATCAATTGTTGCAGCGGATATTCCGACTCTTAATCAAAATACCACTGGCACTGCATCTAACGTCACTGGCACGGTGGCGATTGCCAATGGTGGTTCTGGTGCTACTACTGCACAGACAGCAATGAATGCTTTTGCTGGTGCTGTTACTAGCGGTTCCTACTTGCGCGGGACTGGCACTAATGTGGTTATGTCCACAATTCAAGCTGCCGATGTTCCTACGCTTAATCAAAACACTACTGGTAGTGCTGCTAGTGTGTCTATTAGCGGTCAGACTGGTTTGCTTACTTTTACTGGTCTTACCACTGTCAATCGAGCCAAAACGGTTCGTGATGCAGCAGACACAATTCTAGAACTTGGTGGTTCGTATACTCCGACTGGCACTTGGAACTGGTCAACCGCAACTGCTACATGGCCGACGTTCAACCAGAACACCACTGGCACTGCAAGCAATGTGACTGGCACTGTTGCTGTTGCAAATGGCGGCACGGGGCAGACAACCTATACCAATGGTCAATTGCTAATTGGCAATACCACTGGCGGCACTCTGACAAAAGCAACGCTAACGCAGGGAACTGGTATCACCATTAGTAATGGTGCTGGTTCAATTACTGTCACCAATTCCGCGCCGGATCAAACCGTTGCTTTTACCAATGGTACGGGCATTTCGGTTACTGGTACTTATCCCAACTTTACTGTTACCAATACCAGTCCTTCTAGCGGCGGCACGGTAACAAGCGTGTCTGGCACGGGTACTGTCGCTGGCATTAGCCTGTCTGGTACGGTTACTTCATCTGGCAACATTTCTCTTGGTGGCACATTTGCATTGCCAACTGGTCAAGTGCCGGGAAAAATGATTTATGACAGTTTTACAGCAACGGCAGGGCAAACAACTTTCACAACGTCTACCACTTACACTTCTAGTAAAATACAGGTGATGGTAAATGGTTGCACTATGGTTAATGGTTCTGATGTAACTGTAACTAGCGGCACAAGCATTGTGTTTGCAACGGGTTTGACTGTTAATGACAGGGTAACTGCAATATATCCGACTTAATCGAGAATAATTATGAATCCCGAAACTGATATTGCGGTATTGACTAACAAAGTCGAATCACTGCACGAAGATTTGTCAGAAATGAAGCTGGTGATGCGTGACGTTGCTACTGCCCTTACCAGACTTGCTGTTATTGATGATCGCCAATCCAAAATGATTGAAAGTCAAGACCGAATCTTCAAGTTGCTGGACAGTCATGATGGTCGAATCATAGCCCTAGAAAAAGACGATAGTCATCAAAAGGTGGCAGTTGATTGGGTATACAAAGCAGTCTGGGCAATGGTCGGGGTTGCTGCAATGTATGCTGCTAAATTCATGGGGCTAATGTGAGTCGTGTTCAAATCGCTGCGTTATCACTTTCTGCAACTGCTCTTGTGGGCATTGCTATGTCTGAGGGTTATCGGAGTGATGCTTATGCTCCTGTGGCTGGCGATGTTCCTACTATTGGATTTGGGACTACTGAAAACGTCCGAATGGGCGACAAGACAAATCCAGAGCGAGCATTAGTCCAATTGCTCAAAGACTCTAATAAGTTTGAAAAAGCAATAAAGAAGTGCGTGTCTGTACCTTTGTACCAGTATGAATACGATGCTTACATCGAACTGTCGTACAACATTGGTCCAGCAGCATTCTGCAAGTCAAGTATTGTCAAATCCTTGAACTCTGGCGATTACGCCGGGGCTTGCAAAAACATACTCAAATGGGACAAGTTTAACGGTAAACCGTTACCGGGGCTGACTAAGCGCAGACAGAAGGAGTACCAGCAATGTTTGGGATCAGCAGACTAACTGGAATTTTGATTGCTGCCGGATTGACGGTGGCAACCATCTATGGGCTTGGCTACAAAAGTGGTAAGCACTCAGTGCAAGTTGAGTTCGACGCTTATAAAGCTCAGGCACAGATTGAGATGGCAAAGCTCGCCGCTCAAACACGCGATACCGAGCGCACCATGCAATCTCAGTCCAACCAAATTCAAAAGGACAAACAACATGAAATCAACGCTATCAATCGCGCTGCTGCTGCTGTCTTTGGTGGGTTGCGGCTCCGTCCAACCCGTGACGAAAATCTGCCCTCAGATTCCAGAACTACCGAAAGTTGCGACGGATCACAACTTTACCGAAACGATGCAGAATTTCTTGTCCGGGAAGCTGAAAGAGCAGACGAAGTAATGGCAGAACTGAAGGCTTGCTACAAAGCCTATGACTCCGTTAAATCATTGACGGATTCACAATAGT